TGGTTGGCTGAGGGCAACACACCGGAGCCAGCAGATTAATGAAGAACTTTGACTTATCCAAAGCACTAGCGAGTTTAGTTCCAGTTTTGCTGGCGGCTATGTGGTGGGTCATTAGTTCTATTGGTGAAATAACTTCCAACATCCAGTTAATTCGTGCCAATCAAATGCAGTTGATTAGCCCCCAAGGGGTGATTGTTCCAAGCCCTGGGAACGCATTTGCAAGGCAGGAGCTTAAAGAGGAAATGCTTGAACATATTCATGACTTAAAAGTTCGCGTTAAACTTTTAGAGGAAAGGCGTAACTAATGAAAATAGTTAAAAAACTTAAAAACTTTTGCGTTAATTTGTATGCCAAAATTATAGGATTATTTGATGACCCGCCTGTTAAAAGAGGCCCGGGTAGACCTAAAGGGAGTAAGAAAACAAAATGAATGATCAAGTGAAAGCTCAGCTAGATACTCATGAAGCAGTGTGCGCGGAAAGATGGCGCGAAACGATTACAAGAATAAAAAGAATTGAGGCAGTAATGATGGGATCAGCAGGCACAACAATTGTATTGCTGTTGACCATGATTTTAAAAGGCAATTAAATTGAGCTATGAAAATTTTTTAGAGCTATGGCCTATCATTTCTGCGGTTGGTGTTTTAGCCGCAATAATTGTGGGCTTTAGAAGTGAAGTTTTAATAAGGCTCAAGTACATGGAACAAAAAATAGCAACTCTATATGAACTATGGAACAATAGAAGGGATAAATAATGCCAGGGAAAAAAGGATTATATGCCAACATTCATGCCAAAAGAGAAAGAATAGCGTCCGGCAGTGGTGAGAAAATGAGGAAGCCTGGGTCTGCAGGTGCGCCAACCGCTTCAGCATTCAAGAAGTCAGCTCTTACCGCGATGAAAAAGAAAGCAGTCAGAAAGTATTGATATGGCTATACTTAACGCACTCATTGGACCCGTTACAGGGCTTTTAGATAAGTTTGTTGAGGATAAAGACCAAAAGGCAAAGCTGGCTCATGAAATTTCTACAATGGCAGATCGTCACGCTCAAGACTTGGCTTTGGCTCAAATTGAGGTTAACAAAGCTGAGGCAGCGAGCAACTCGGTTTGGAAAGGTGGCTGGAGACCTTTTGTGGGATGGGTATGTGGTACTGCCTTTGCTTATCATTTTGTTATTCAGCCTCTGGCTATTTTTGTTGTTGCTGCCTATGGTATGGAGATCCCTGAATTACCTGAGTTCGACATGGGGCAGCTGATGACTGTGCTTATGGGTATGCTAGGGCTTGGCGGCTTGAGGAGTTTTGAGAAAAGCAAAGGTGTTGCCAAGTAATGAAACAGAATTTTGACCAGTGCATGGAATGGCTGCTAGAGCATGAGGGGGGTTTTGTAAATCATCCTGATGATCCTGGAGGCATGACAAATTACGGGATCACTGCTAAGACTTATCAGCGCTGGCTATCAGAAACCAAAGACCTTGCAAATGAGGTAGACGATCCTTGGCCTGAAGATATAACCGAGGCATTTATCAAGGGGATTCCTATGGATCACGTTCACCAAATTTATAAGCAGGAATATTGGAACCGGGTTAATGGTGACAGCCTGCCGTCCGGGATAGACTGGTGCGTTTTTGATTGGGCTGTAAACTCTGGGGTAGGTCGATCATCTAGAGCATTGCAAAAAGCTGTAGAAGTTACAGCTGATGGGGCGATAGGCCCAATGACAATTCGCGCAGTAAAAAGCTATGATCAAGAGGATTTGATTGAGCATTTCTACCAAAGGCGGCAACGGTTTTATGAAAATCTAAAAACATTTGATACCTTTGGTAGAGGTTGGAGCCGCAGGAATAAAGAGACTAAAGATCAGGCTCTGCAACTTTTGGATCTAGAGGCTGGGTCCTAAGAATCTCAATAGATCTATGTCCCCCGCTCCTGTAAGTTATATACTTTCTATCCTGCAGGGCGTGTAATAAAACAGCAATTCTACTCACCGAGCGCACCCCGATGCCTGCGCCAATCTCTCTGAAAGTAGGACTAAACCCGTACTCTTTCTGGAAATCCACAACGAAGTCCAGTACATCTTTCTGCCTTGGGGTCATACTCATTCTGCACCTCCGATCCATTTGGCCGCAACTGTAATGCTCTTTTGCCTCTCAACTCTAGCTGGCTTTGCTGGTGTGATTTTTTCAGGCTGCGCCTTATAAGCCCTAGTAGGCCATTTAATCTCAACCATTGTTTCACCCGTCTCATCTTTTAAAAATGCTTTTTCATGCAATGCCATGTGCTCCATAATTCTAGGCTCTAAGCTCTTGGCGTAGTTCTCAGCAGCCTTGACCGCTCTCTTGGCATCCATGTATTTGATGACTGTTTCGCTTATAGGCTCTAGATCAATCTCAGGCAAATCGCTCTCACCTTGCTGCCAGGACCTAGCAGCATCTGCACCATCTAAGGCAGGATACCAATCTGGACCATCTAGCCTTGCATAGAAATCTTTAGCGGCCTCAATCATCTGCTGCTGCATCTGCTCATCTTTTTGATATACGTTTAGCACAAGCCTCACGCCCTGATACAAAGTAGCGATAACCCCCCAGCTGGCTCCGTAGCACATCATTTGCATCTGGAGCTGCCAAGGGCCTCGGTACGGCGGCGGAACCTCGCTATATGGGGCAGAGGTCAACTTTGCCTCGCAAATGCCGTCACCCTCTAATATCATGGCCTGAGATCCATCCATTAGGATACAACCATCGCTGGCCTGAAGTGCTAAGCTGGTGTTCTTTAGGATACCGTCTAGGCTGACCGAAAATAGATCCTCATAATGATAGACCTCAGTTACATCGGTATTGAATTCATCGATGCCCAAACGCCCAGCTGCCTCTGTAATAATCTTTTCCTCGAACTCATTGCCAAAGTATGCGGCCTCATTGCCAGAGAATTGCTCGGTGCTGTAATTACCCCTTCCCTGAGCATTCAGCACCCTGGCCATCAAGTCATTGCGGCTCATCCCAAAAGTCGGGTGTGATTGATTCATAAGTACCGGAGCCATAGACCCCGAGAGTTTACTATCTGATGTTAGTTTGCCTACCATTTACCCACCCCATAATCTAATTAATGATTGATTGAATTGAGTTGCATCTATTTGCAATACAACCCACAGTACAAAAAGCATAAATGCAACTGCAATACCTTCGCCTATAACTCTCGCTAACATTAACCAGCTTGACATATTGCCCTCCCTATTAGTTCTGGTATCTGCGGTACTACTGCGTTTCCGAGTTGCTTAAGTCTGTCCACCCTACCGGGAAACCCATCAACCACTCGACCCACGCTGGGTTCAGATGTCCACTCACCGTTTCTACCCCTGCGCCATCTAACACTGCGTTCGGTAGTGCATCCATCGCTCGACTCTTCCCATCCTTGCGAACTAGCGATTCCGTCCGATAGCCACCTTTCCAATCTCGTGATGTTGGTGTTGGGAACATCTTGTGAGGATTGAACACTGCTGCTGTCAGATTGTTTTGATGATCCTCTCTCCATCTCTTGGTTGCTTTCCCTCCATCCTGCACTGTTGGGGTAGGCCAAGATCCAGACTCTATCCCGTCTGTGAGGCGCACCAACGGAGGAAGCGGTGATACAGTGCCATTCCGCATCATACCCGATCTCAGAGATTTCCCTGAGCACGTGATCCAATCCTCTAGATCGAAGGGCGCTAACGTTTTCGATGATTGCATACTTCGGTTTGATTTCTTCGATGAGCCGGTGGAACTCTGACCAGAGTCCAGATCGTTTCCCAGCAAGTCCTGCTCCTTTTCCTGCAAGGCTGATGTCTTGGCATGGGAATCCTCCACAGATAACGTCAATTTTTTCTTCAATGTCTTTCCCTCTCAATGTTGATACATCATCGAAAATTGGCACGTTAGGCCAATGCTTCCTTAAAACTGCTTGGCACTTTTTATCTACCTCACAAAACGCAACGGTTTTCATTCCGGCACGTTCTAACCCCAAGCTAAACCCTCCGATACCGCTAAATAGATCTAGAACATTCATCATGCCTCCAATCTGTTGATTAGGTTTCTGGTTGATGATAGAGCCCAGGTGCTGTTACCTCTAAAGGTCTTGGCTCCCCTAGCTTGTAGGCCTTCGCTTATCTTTTGAATTGTATTGCAGCCATACTTTCTCAGCTCTTGAACTAATGGCTTAAGCTCCTGAGCCCAATCATTGACAGATGACTTGGTAGCTTGGCCGCCAATCGCAGCGCCGATCTCTGGGGCTGGGGAACCTAGTTTTGCGCCCCTAGCTTTCTTGGCTGCTAATGCGGCTGTCGTTCTCTCGCTGATCAGATCAGCCTCATACTCAGCAATATTAGCCATGAGCTGCAGTACAAACTTAGTAGCTGCCGGGTTGTGCATCTGCGGGATATCGCAGGCAATGACCGGGACCCCTTGCTCGAGCAGTCTGGTTAAGAAGGCCAGGTTCCTCATAAGCCTGTCAATCTTGGCAACGATCAAAGTTGCGCCTGTTTTCTTGCAATACTCAAGCGCAGCCTTGAGCTCTTTTCTTTTCCTGTCGGATCGTTTGCCGCTCTCATACTCTACAAACTCCTGCAGTATTTCGTACTCACTACCGCTCAGGTGATTGTCTATAATCTTTTTTTGAGCCTCAATACCAAGACCAGATTTCCCCTGTCTTTGAGTTGAAACCCTGAGATAACTAACGTATTTCATATCCCCCCCTTAATTTAAACTAACGTCTGTTTCGCACATTGCGTCAATGGCGTGCAGCGCATCCCTGCAAGCCTCTTTCTCATCTGGAGGCAATCCATCCCAAATCTGTATGACATATTCAAAATTATATTCTGGGTGCTTAACCATAAAAGCAAGGAACTCAAGCGCAGTAGTAACCATTATCTATCCCTTTTCCATGCGATGATTGTTTTCCCAATAACTTTGGTGCTCCAATCATCATTGAATAAGAATGCATCCTGCCAATACTCGGCGCACTCATCGAAGTAGTCGAACTGGAAAACCCTATAACTTTTGCCAGCCTTGATCTTTTCTTTGACTTCCATTGTTTACCTCTCTTTCTCTCTTATTATACTATTTTTTCACCAGCGAGTTTTTAATTTCGAAGCTCAGGAAATACGCTACATCCTCTAAGCTATGGGCGGTCCGCTCTCTCCCGTCTGGGAAATGGAGCTTATACCTTGACCCGGCCCTAATAAGCTCAACCCCCAGCGCTTTTGCAATTATCTTCATTGGTTCCATTGTTGCTCCTTAAACTAAGTTATTTTTAATGAGGCATTGAGCGGTTTTTTGATTCGCAGCCTTAACAATGTTTGCCATAACTTTATCCTGATTCTCTTGGGCGTCTGGATTGTATGGCTTGCACTCGAACTCTACGTTCTGCATGACATCATCCCAGGCGGTCCACTTGCAAACCTGCTTTTTTTGCATATCGCTCAACTTGTCCCAATCTAAAACGTCAATCATTTTGGCGATGGCCTCACCATTTGCACCCTTGGCAAAGCCAACCCTGCTGGGCCTGTTGCCATCTTTGATGGCCAAGACTAGAACCGCGTCATAAGTGCTTTTTTTAGGCTTGCACCATTTGCCAGTTTTTGGGTTCTTGGTCTGTTGCACAAACCTATCGCCGACCTTGGTGGTCTCAATCCAAAATCGAGCCTCAGTTTTGAGCTTGAATCCCCAAGGCCAGTTTGGGACTATGTATGCGCTGTCAAAGTCTTTTGCGGTGTAGATTAATTGAGTCATTGTGTTGCTCCTTTCGTTAAGTGTTTAGGATTGGTACATCATGATGGTTTCGGCGTCATAGGGTTGAGCGAACCAACCATTCTTTTTTAGATAATCGTTAAGTTTGTTTTTTTCCATTGTTGCTTTGGCATAGTTGTAGAAGTCTGTTTCTGGCTTGCAAATACTACCCCTGATCCAGATGCCAGCCCCTTTACCTTCTCCGTAGAACTCTTCGGCAGGCACTGCGTTTAAGTTAAATTTCTTTGATAGGTTTTTAATCATTGTTTCTCGTTTCATCTTTGTTTCTCCTAAAAGTTGGGGCCGAGGCCCCGTTGAATTATTCTTGGTATCCGCCTGCGATTTCCTTAACAAGATATCCAGGCCAGTGATCAGGGATTGAATCCTCTAAGGCACGATGTAAGCTAGCGCCTTTAACTAATTCGCATTTGAATTGCTCGGCCCAAGTTGGGTTGAAATTAGATTTAGTCATTGGGTTAATTCCCTTAAGTGTTTCGATGATTTGAGCTGCTGTTTTGTTGGTTTGCATCTTTGTTCTCCTTTGGTTTATGTTTGTTTCAGGTGTTACGTTAGTTGTTCTCTGGTACTGTGTCAATAGCCAAATGCTACTTTTTTTTAAATGTTGTAAAAAGGACACACATGAAAGTCGA